TATACCTGATTTACAGTTTTGTCAAGCATATCTCTTGACAAATTGCAAATTCATGTGTATAATAGATTATGTAGCCCACCGGGTACATATACATATCCTTAACGTACCTAGTACCCATAGAGCCTTCCCATGCCCTTTAAAGCTCTTTGAAGTGGGGCGACAATCTAGTTGACATTCAAAATCTTTGAAAATGTGTAAGATTGCTATATATATGGGGGCTGGGGGGAGGGCCTCCTGCCTACCCCATTCATATCCTGAATGATCTCAGAAGATCTATCAGTCTCGTGAATGCCAACCAGAAGATATATAAAAATAACTAAAAGCTATAAAGATTTTAAAGTCTCCCGCGCCTATTCATAAACTAAATAATCTTTAAAGATCTATCAGTCTCGTGAATACTGGTTGCCAAGCTTCAGAGATCTTCAAAGATCTATCAAAATATTTAGATATATCTAAAAACTCTATAGATTCAGAAGCTTAGAAAATTAAAGCATACCCTCTCACAGTCTCTTTAGGCTATTTAATTGGTTATTTTTTAACCAGTAACCCCCCACCAGACGCCACTAAACGCGCCACAATGGACGATCTTTTTTTGAATGCTAGGCTATGGTCTTTTAAACCGTTTCACTGTGGCGTTCTCTGAAGGCCTCACAGCGTCTCACTGGTTAAAATTTAACCACTAAAAACCCCGATTTTAGACTTGGCACACTCTTTGCATTAGCAAGATCCATGCCAAAAGACCCCAAAAATATTTTTATTTTTTGGTAATATTTTATATACTTTTAAATCTGGTTATGCATAATAGGTGTTGTGGTATTTCATTAATTATATAGGAGATCAATCATGACATCGCTAGCTGACTTTACCCGCGCCAAGGGTATGGACCTTATAGAATCTATAAGGAACGTGAATCAGGAGGCGCGGAAGGTCGGCGCTGAGGAGCAAGATTTCTTGCGCACTGGTTTGGCACTGTGGACTCAGGAAGAAACTTCCAGAGATGCCGAAGCGATCCTAGTAGAATATTGGCTAATGAATATTGAGGGCGAGAATGCTATTCGGACTGAGGCTCAGATCCGCGCGGCATTTCACAAGGCCTCAGAAGCTATTCACGATTTCACTAACGAAGCTGGTGTAGTGGTGGAAGATGATAGGCTTGTCATTGCTAAGACTAGGGCGAAGCGTAAAGATGCTTGGCAGAAAGTCTCAGAGGCCGTCAAAAAATCCAAGCTTCCGAAGGCCGCACTAGGTCGCGTTGCTAAGGCCGCACTGGTACAGCTTCAGGCTGAAATCAAGGCCGCGAAGTCTAAGTAATATACCGCGCCCCTTCGGGGGCCTTTCTTATAGATGTCTATAAGCATGGGCATCTATCAGAGGGAGGTTTTTTGCTATGACAAAATCAGACCGCGCCCATGTTGCGCGAAAACTGGGGTATCGTTCTGTCGATTTATCCAAGCCCGTGCAGGCCTCACAGTCTAAGCGGGTTGGGGGTAAGCGCAAGCGTGTGCGTATTGAGTTTGTAGATCCCGATACCTATCTGTCGGGTTTGTGGGATTAGCTTATAGATTCTATAAGGGGATCATATGAAAAATAATCCTGTCGCTAAATATGCGCGGCGGGTAAACCGTCATGCTGTACACCGTGACCGCAAAAAGGATTCGCGGCGGGTTCGCTGTGTCAAGCATAAAGGCAAGGGCTTATAGATTCTATAAGAGCTTATAGATTCTATAAGAAATTTACAGGGGCTTCGGCCCCTTTTTTTGTGGAGAAAATTATGACTAGAGCAGAAGCGCAGTACCGTGAGAACCGCTTGCTTATTGTAGCGGCCTGTTACATTGTAACCGTTATCGCTGGACTTATTCTGGCGTTATAGAATCTATAAGGAGATTCAAATGTACGAAGATGAAATAGTTTTAGAAGCTGATGATTCTGTCGAGCAGTATGATGATCTTGAGACTGAATCACCGCTTGACTTTAATTAAAAGTAATTGTAGTATCTCAAGTGGCTTATAGATTCTATAAGCTTTTTTCGTGTAGTAAAACCAACTAAGGAGACAGCAATGTCTAATGTACTTTCGATGTTCCAAAGGCCTACGCCTTCAGTGTTTAACTCAGGCTACGGTGATGCTGACTTTGATGTAGCGTCAGTCCCTCTCATGTACTTCAATGAGGATGGTGAGTGGCATCATTCATCAAAGGTTGCAGTAGTCCGTACCGACACCATGCAAGAGTTAGGTGTACATGGTCAGAACTACAAACCTGTTGCACCTAAAGAACTTATCCAAGCCCAGCGCGATATCATCATGCGTAGTGGTCTGAATACCGATGGGATTGTTGAGAAGATTCAAACCTCTCACAACGGTGCTGTTACGTTTGTTACCTACAGGCTACCGGAGCATAGTTTTGTTTCTCCAGATGGTAAGGACACCTCTTGCTTGACCGTGTTAGGTACTACATCCCTTAACAGCCAGTTCTCTTTTATCATTTCTGCTGGTGCTAATCAGTGGGCTTGTATGAACGGGCAGGTTTTTGTGGGTGTACCGGCGGCTTTGTTCAAGGCCCGTCACACCAAGAATCTTGACATCAAGGCGGCATCTAGGGCTATCACAAAGTCTCTAGAGTTTTATGAGCAAGAGCAGGAACTGTGGGCCAAGATGTATCGGACTAAGGTTACAGCCGAACAGGTCATGTTTATTTTTGCGGAGGCCGCTGGCTGTCTTGATCTGGTGCGTACCATTGTGGCTGAGTGTGGGCCTTCATGGTCAGCAGTCTTTGACCAGCTTCCACGGCTCAATAGCTCGCTGACCTACCTTGCGAATGCTTGGAACCAGTACTCAGATAAGATGGGGTACAATCAATGGGCTGTCTACAATACTCTAACGGATTGGTCTACTCATGCTCCAGCGGCTACCAAAAAGACTCAGGCTAACATCGCCTCAGTTAATCACAAGCGCCAAGAAATTGTTCGCAACGTGTGCAACTCTGATGTCTTCCGTATCGCGGCCTGATGATGTTGATATTGAATCTCTTGTTCAGCTTTATATTTATATCAGGCCTAATCCTGATTATTCAGGCTTGGCTCAAAAGCTGAGAGACTTGCACTTCACTGAGTCTGAGATCTTTAACGTCCTTCACAGAGTGCGTGAAGGTTATTACTAATCAAGGCCCTTCGGGGCCTTTTCTTTTGCTTATAGATTCTATAAGGAGTTTTTATGTATTACGTAGCATCCCGCAGTCAACGTGCCAACGATATGATTATCTGGCGTCACATCAAAAGGTTAAAGTCTTTCAGGGCTACTGATGGCGTTGAATATATCGTGGCTAAAAGTAAAAAAGAAATGCACCAATCGCTACCTATCTACATTGGCGTGGGTGATAAGCTTGTCAAGACCAGACGCTATGAGATCAATTGGCTTGATGCTTTCTTTCAATAGGAGATAGTTATGTGGTTCAACAATGAGTGCCAGCACCCAGAAGAAAACTATTTGTTTTCTATGGAGATTGAGGGCGAGAACTGTGACGTTTGGGTAGTGCAGAAAGATGACCAGAAGTTTTACAAAGGTCATTACGAATTTTGTTTGCGCTATGGTAATGAGGATCACGAGTATAAAAGTAGTTGGGATTGTGCGTGGATTGAGCGTTGCATTTCTCATCACTCTAAATTTGCTTATGACTTTCCGGGGTCTGGTATCGCTCGCAACCAACTCATCGAACTCAAGAGGCGCTTGCAGGATGCAGGCTTTTGGGATCTGGAATGGAATTTAGATAGTGAAATCAGAGACTTGCGGGTTGATGTTGAAGAATATAATGACTCGCCACGTTTCAAAACTGTTTAGCTTATAGATTCTATAAGGAGTTTTTATGTACAAAATTCATGCAAAAGCTGTGCAAGATTACTCTAGATTATCTAGCGACAATCTTTCTGATGTGATTTTGATGGTGGTGCTGAGTATTCAACAGCCTTGGTACAGCGTGGGCGAACAGCTAAAAGATGTGAAGAAACTTGGGCGCGACTCTAGATTTATCTGGGGCAATAAGATCAAGTGCTTCGACTCGCTACAGTCCAAGAAAGATTTTATTTATTCACAGTATCTGGCAGTCCTCAACTCATCTAAGTCTGATGATGACAAGGCGCTGTCCTTGATGAATGTATTCCTTCAAATTGACGGGCTTGGTCTAGCCAAGGCTGGCTTTGTCTGCCAGCTAACAGCGGGGCTGGTCGGTTGCATTGATGTGCATAACATTCGGATGTACAACATACCTAAAAAAGATTTGTCCTTCTCTAAGTCTATCAAGTCTAAGGCATTGAAGGATAAGAAGATTTCTAATTATGTGTCGGTCTGCCATGAAATTGGCACAGAGAATTTATGGGATACTTGGTGCAGTTTTCTGGCTACCAAGTCCAAGAAATTTGAGGATGGTTTTCATGTATCAAAAGTACATTATGACTTTCTTCAAAGTGCGGTAAACATTTAACTAACTAACGGAGAACTATCATGGCCTATGCCTCTGGTTACATTACGATTGAAGTTGATGTGAATGATTATTGTAGCGATTTTGAGATAGAGTTTGACGATATCACAGACGTTATCGACACGGCTGAATCTTGTGGCTACAGCAAAGAAGATCTGATTGATTGGTGTTTTGATTTTGGTGGTGTCAGTCCAGCTAAGTTTGTGCAGGACTATCTGACTCACGATCAGATTGTAGAGATTTATAACAAATCTATTTCTGAAAAGATGGATGAGCTACAGCTTACAATCAGTAATCGCAACGATAAAATCCGCGAGCTTGAAGCAAAGATTGCGGAGCTTTCAAAGGAGGAGGTAACGAGTGTCACATACTAGGTTTGTTTGTTGCTTGACTGACGATCATCCAAAGGTTGTGGAGTTACCCGCATCCCTTGAGGAGCTTGATGATTGGCAGAAAG